CCGGGCCACTTGGCCAGCCACAAGATGGGCTGCCCGCGTAAAGCCCGCGAGTTTGCGGAAAAACACGGGACGCCGGCTCACTTTCTCGCCAAGCTGCGCGACTCGATGAATGGGAATGGTGCGTTGGAGGGAGTGGAAGTTTGGTGATTCGAGCGCGCGTTGTGGAACGCGCTCGGCTGACTTGACGACTGACTGTTGGAGCGACGTGACGTGCAAGCGTTGCATCGATAAACGCAAGCGTTGCATCGATAAACATTTCGAGGTGAAGCGGAGTGGGTAAGGTGAAAGCGTTGAGCTGCACGCGGTGCAGTCATGATTGGGAAGCACGCAAAACAGAAGGGCCAAAATATTGTCCCGCGTGTAATAGCCCGTACTGGCGGAATGAGCGATTAGACCCGAAGACGCGCCACTTGGGGCATGAAGGAAAGTGGGTTGAGCGGAAAAAAGCGAAGCGGTGAGCCCTTTAATAAATGTTGAAGGCCGCGACGATTGACGGCGAAGACGTGAAAGATTTGATTTACATCCGTCGTGAAATTCGTGAATAAGGAGGAAGATGAAAAATGACTGAAAAAAACCCTTCGGCCTTAACCACGAGCCGGGGTCACGACCCCGGAACCCCACGAATCCCTTGGGCTTCGCATTTGGTTTCGTCATACGACCAGCAACATTACTGTTACACGGTATCGGCGGTCAAAGCCGAGCGTTTGGCCGTCGTAAGAGAATTAAGAGAAATAGCGAATGAGTTTATCGGGTCAGATATTGGAAACACGCCGATTTTAATTAAAATCGTGAATTTAGCCGGAGAAATGGAGGCGCAAACCAAATGACGGAATGGCATTGCATGAATTGTTTTTGTTTGATTCACGAAGAAAACAACGGAAGCGATCAAACGATTATGTCCGAATGCAATACGTGTGCTAAAATTATCGACAAGCAGGAGGGATGGCAATGACTAAAATGCAGGTTAATTTGTTCAGAGACTTGGTGCAACGTAAAACGGGACGCGAATGGGAAATGACGAGAAACTTACGCAGCGATTGTCCTGAATGTCGTTTGATGCACGGGACGGGAGACGTGGCTATCCGGGAATCCGAGTTGGCCGAGTTGGAACGGAAAGCGGCTATTGTTGACGATGTAGACAATGTGGTTGTTGACCGTATTTTGTACGGCAAACTAATAAGTGACTATCAAGATTTGTTTGAGTTGGTAGGGCCTCCGGAAATGGCTAAAATAGAAATTCCGAAATTAAAGTCAGACGCGGAGAAGTGGCGGGCGTATGAAACGCAAGACGTAAAGGGCGTTATTGAAAAGGCGCGTTTGTGGGATGAATTGCAGAAAAAGAAAAGCGATAAGGGTTCATTTCTTGATTTTTGGAACTCGTTACTTCCCGATAATCCTATTGGTAACGGTGATTTAGACCGAGCTATTACCAGTCAAAAGGCGTTAGTTGATAGGGCGCGTTGTTTGGATGAAATTGAGGCGCGGGCCAAAAAAGAACTGGTCGTTACGGTTAAAAATCCCAAGAAAACGTTGGAAGTTACCCAAGAAGGTCTTTTACTCCTTCAAAAAAATACGATTATGAGCGTGATGGGTTGGTCGGAAGAAAAATAGGGGTTGAAATAGAAATGGGTGGGCGTAAAACGGTTTGTGGATGTCATTGTTTAGGGTGCGGTGACGGGTTGCACGGGTATTGTCCATATCATTGCAAGTACGAGGAATCGGAAGATTGTATTATTTCCAACGGTCGAGAGGTTGTAGCGGAGGAAGATGGAAAATGACTTTCACTTGCGCGTTTTGCGCGGAGCCTCTTTACCTCGTAAAAGGCCACGACTGGAAGTGTCAAAACTCGAAATGCGCGGAAGGGAAAAAATACGCGATAAGCATCGGATAGACATATTACAGTACTAAGAAATTAAATGGAATTTTAATAACATTGCATCGTAATTAAATCGGGCGGGGAGATATGACGAAAAACACTCGGATTTTCTTGGCGTTCACCGCTTTAATCATCTTGTTCGGCACTTGGAACATGATTGATGCACATGAACGCGCCCACGCGGCAGTCTGCCGTTATTTGGATGGCAACGCGTCGATTTCACAATGGGCTGATTTCAACGGCATCCACGGGCGAACGTACTGTACGAACATCCCGGACGACCGAAGGGACCAGTACGAAGCGCTCAATGCTTTGGTGGAAACCGCTGGGTATCAAGAACAAGCCCTCTGGCTTAATTTCGTCCTGATGCAGTTAGGGCTGTTGGCTTACTTGGCTGCGCAACGGAGGGGCAAAGAATGACGGTGTTATTTTGCCCTTCTTGCGGGTCTAAAAAAATATTTTCGCACAAACAAAATAGCGAATGCATTTCGTGCGGTTGATCCAGCAAAAAATAAGTAGGGTAAGATAATGGCAGTCTGCGTGCTTGTGAAGCTCGAAGCGTGGGTTCGATTCCCATCCTTACTTTCTGTCTCCATGGTCTAACGGCTATGACTCCGCCTTGTCAGGGCGGCAATTCGGGTTCGACTCCCGGTGGGGACGTTTTGGGTTTTTGAGGAATGGGGCCAACAAAACCGCTATATAGCGGTTTGAATGCAGTTTATATACCCTTAACGCGTAAGCTGAAGTCAATAAAAAAAAAGCTCCGAAGAGCGAGATTCTGTAGCAAGAACTCTTTCTCAACGGGGCCATAAAAGGCTACCGATAAGCATGCAAAACAACCCATCCTCCCATTCTGCGTGGCACATAGGCAACTACGGTTCCGGCGAACGATACAGGCGTTGCCGGAAATGTGGAACACCCACTAAATCCAAACTCATGCTTTGCCTTGAACATAATTTCAACCACGGCCAGAAAGACAGACGCCGGAGCTTATCCCGGCTTCGAAGCAGACGACGAAAGCGGGGTTTAACGCAATGAGCTACGCCGCCATCACCACCGCACGCAAACGGCTCCAGCGTTGCGCTGCGTGCGGCTTGAAACGCGCCCTCGCCTCCCGCCGGGAAGGCATAGACGGCATTACGTGCCAAGACGAACGCTGCGGAGAATTCACCCCACTATTACGACTCAATGAAATTAAACCGGCAAACAATTATCCCAAACAAGAATTTCCTTCCCTCACGTTTTTTACGCCTTTAACTTGCGACAGCTTTGGCCGTCGCACCGCAAACGGACCCGAACCAAAACGAGCTGAAAATGCAAAGCCGCATCCAATGAATCGAGGAGCGGACCGCTCGTTAGTCCAAACCTCCACGTGGGAGACTTTTCGTTTTGGTCGGGGACAACCAGGCAAGGTGAGGCCCGCAGCAACACAGGCTAATTCCCTGCGGCATCGAAGAAACCGACTTTGCGCGGCCACAAACTCAACCGGCTATTAGCACGTACTACCCCGCTTGGCGGGGACAACGCCCTTAACAAAAACAAAACCGACGGAAAAAGGTTAGGTAAGGGCTATTGGTAAAGAGAAAAAAATTAAAGAAAAAATAAAAAAAAATAAAAAAAACGTTTAGTTTTTTAATCAGGAGGCGTATATGCGTGTTAATGGAGTGCAAGATTTGTGGGAAGCCTGCGGATGAAGTGTTGACTTTGGCGTACTATCATCAGTGCGAACACAAGTGGAGGAGTCAAGACGTTTGCCAGCCTTGTTTCGCTAAGAGAACGGTGAACCGGCCTCAAGAAGGTCGAGTGATGCAGGCGGGTTTGAACGGGCGTGATTGAGTTTGGCAAAGGTTTTTTAACCCTTTAAACGTTGGGTTGTACGTGGAAAATTCGGAGGAGTCGTAACATGCATGTAAAATTTGGCGAAAAACGGGTTGTTTCTGGACTTGTTTTAGTAGCGGGTTTTCTTTTCGTCTTGTTTGTTTTAGTCGGTTTGTTTGTTTTTGGTTCCAGCGTAGCGACTGGAGTAGTTGGTTTGAACCAGGCGGGAGTTGGTTGACGTGTCGTATATCGTTAAGAGCGTGAAGCATGTGACGGTTAAGAAGCAAGACGAAGAGGAAGATTATTACTTGGTGAATTTGAAGGAGCAGGAATCCGGTGAGACGATTAAGATGAAGTTGAATCGGGAGCCGGAGTGGAGTCCGGGTACGGAGTTGGAGTTCAGGGTTACGAGTGAGCAGTTGGAGTTGGTTCCGGGTTAATGGATTTTTTTGATTGGGTGGCGTCTTGGCTCTTTGGTGTTGTCATTTCTTTAACGATAGTTGGTGTTTTGCTTTGGATTTTGGCAAAGGCATTGGACGTGATTTGATTGACGTATTACGCGAGGGTTGAGCGTTTCGGTTCGTCGTTCAAAGTGGCGTCGGAGTCGGTGCATTTGAATCGTGACGGGTCTACTTCGTGTAGTTGTATTGCTGGTAGTTTTTTGCAGGATTGCAAGCATCAGCGGTTGATTCGACAGTTGAATCCGGTGGTTGTTGATGTCGCAAGTGTCTATTAGGAGGCAGTTTCTTAGGAAGCAGGGTTTGAAGTCGTTGTTTCGTTTGAGCAGTCCGGAGCAGTGTGTGCGGTTGAATGCGGGTAATACGTTGTTGCATGAGTTGATGAAGGCGAAGATTTGTTATGTTTTGGCTAAGGAAGGCAAGCGATTTATCACGGAGGCCGAATTTACGGGCGGGCGTTGTGATGTCGTAGATTTGACTGACGGCGTGGCGTTTGAAATCGTAGCGACGGAGAGTAATGAATCGATTGAGGCTAAGCGTTTGAAGTATCCGTTGCCTATTTGTGTCGTTCGTGCGAGTTCGGAGGAGTTGCTTGTTGATTTACGTTGCTGACCGAAAATCAGGAGGGACATGTGGCCTTGGTTTTTCTGGAGTCCGGTGTAATGAGGCTTTTGAAGATGGTGTTTGAGGTGGGGGTTGCGCGTATGCATTTTTTCTTATGTGGCGTTTGTAATTCGTCTTATGAAACGGAGAGCGACGCGATTTTTTGTGAGGGGAGTCATGATGCCTGATTGTGAAAAGTGTGGCCGACGGATTTATCACTCTCGGAAAGTTGTAGGTACAAAAAGTCACGCACGGACGGGTTTGCCTTTGCCGATTTATGTCCACAAGAGTAATTGTAAGAAGGGAGTAAAATGAGGGTTTTAGTAACGGGTGCGACGGGTTTCGCTGGCCAGCATTTAGTGCGATTGTTGCACAAGGAAGGGCATGGCGTGACGGGTTGGAAGCGGCCCCGAACGGATGGTTCTTCGATTGAACAGTATTGTGAAGTCGAGTCGGTGGATTTGACGGATAGCATTGCGGTTTGTAATTCTTCGATTGATTATGCTGGTTACGATTGGGTATTCCATTTAGCGGCGCAAACATTTGTTCCGACCAGTTTTGCGGCCCCGCTTGAAACGCTTCGGGCGAATGTTGAGGGTACGGTTAATTTGTTGGAGGCTTTGCGGATTAGTAAGGCGGATGGTTTGAAGAAATTGGTTGTTTCGGGTTCAAGCGAGCAGTATGGTTTAGTTCATTCTGATGAGTTGCCTATTCGTGAGGTTAATCCGTTTCGTCCTTTGTCTCCTTATGCCGTGTCGAAAGTAGCGCAGGAAGCGGTTGCGTTGCAGTATTCTCGTTCGTATGGTTTGCCTGTAACGATGGCTCGGTGTTTCAATTACGTTGGCCCTGGTAGTAGTGACCGGACGGCGATTGCTTCTTGGTGTAAGCAAATCGCTTTGATGGAGCGCGATGGCGTTGAGCCGGGTTGTAGGGCGGAGTTAGTCGTGGGTAATTTGGATTCGAGTCGTGATTTTGTGGATGTCCGCGATGCAGTGAGTGCGTATTTGTTGTTGGCGGAGAAAGGAACGGTTGGTAAGGCGTATAATGTTTGTACTGGTTCGAGTGTTAAAATGGTGCATGTTGTCGAGGAGCTTAAGCTTCTTTCACAGATAGATTTCGATGTCGTAGTCGATTCTAATTTATCGCGTCCTTCGGATGTTCCCGTGTTACAGGGTTGTGATGACCAAATGGCGGCGTTGGGTTGGCGTGCCAAGATTCCGTTCAACACGAGTTTGGATGATGCGTTGATGTATTGGCGTAGGAAGGTGAATTCAAATGGCGCGTAGGGTGTGTTTAGCAAAACGCACGGGAAATAATGCGTGTGATTGCGGGCAGCATGGAAAAAAACCAATCAAGTTTCCGTATTGGTTTTTCCAGAATCCTTTGAGCGAGTGGGCGGAGAAGCAGTATCGTAAGATTAAGAATTGGCGTAAGAAGCGTGATTTGAACAAGATGCGCGATTACAAAGAGGAAGAGAGATGGCAGGGGTAGCTCCTTGTTGGCGTTGTGACTTTTGTAAAGGCTATTTGGAATTCGTGAATGGTTATGCGCGTTGTACGGATTGTCATATAAGCGAAAAGTCGGATTCGGAGTTGCGCAAGCAGTTTGATTCGCGTAAGAGATTAATGGAGGCTTGGTTGCAATCTCAAAATATTTAGTTACTGGTGCGGCAGGATTCATAGGTAGCAATTTGTGCAAGCATTTGCTTAGCCAAGGGCATGACGTCACCGGCATGGATAATTTGTCGTTGGGTGTCAAAAGTAATTTGCCGGAACACGAACGATTTTCTTTCTTTCCTTTTTCGTGCCAATGGGTTGATACGACTCGCGATTTTGACGGAGTATTCCATTTAGCCGCTTGTTCGAGCGCCCCGATGTTCGCCGAACATCCTTCGGTTTGCATGCATCAAAACATCAGTGGTTTTAACGCGGTTGCAGAACATTGCTCGAAGCATAAGATTCCTTTGGTGTATGCGTCTACGTCCAGCATGATGGAGAACGGCGTTGTTCCGGTCCCGAAGACTTTTTACGAGTTAAGTAAATTCGTCAATGAGGAATCGGCTAAAGTTTACTCGAACGAACGGGGGCTGCGTTCTATTGGTCTTCGTTTCTTCAGCGTGTACGGGCCTAACGAATTGCATAAAGGTCCGTATGCTAATTTAGCCACGCAGTTTTTGAAATCCGTTTTAAGGAAAGAACCGGTGACGATTTATGGCGATGGAAGTCAAACTCGTGATTTCGTTTTTGTTGATGATGTGGTGGCTGCTCTTGCACTTTCGATGGAACAACTTTCAGCCGGACCTGATGGCGGCGGAGTCAGCCGATTTTATAGCGTTGGCACTGGTTATAGTTATTCTCTTACTGAGTTGGTGAAAGCGATAGAAGGAGTGACGCAAAAACGCTGTAAGGTTAATCATGTAATAAATCCTATTAAAAACTATGTTTTTAACACGTTGGCGGATTCCCGGCAGTTTGTTCCCGGTTGGGATGCGAGAGTGGGTTTGTTAGACGGTTTGGAAAAAGTCAAGAAGCATTTGGAAGATGAGAGGGTGGTTTGAGTGGCAGAAAAAATTGAGTATACGCCTACTGGTTTGGGTCGTAAGGATTTTGCGTTGAAGGAAAAGCATGAGTCGGAGTTGTTGCTTAAATCCCGGAAAACGTTTACGCCGGTTTGTGGGGTGTGTTTGAGTTGGGATTACAAAGCGCGTAAAGTGCGGGCTGATGAAGAGTATGCGAAGGGCATGAAGTTCATCAAGATTCATGAAAAAACGTATGATACGAAGTTGGGAGCGAAGTCGGTCGAAGACCATATTTACGAGTGTCCGCGTGGGCATACGTGTAATTATCCTTGGACTCCTGAAGAGATTGCTCGAATGAAGGAAGCGAAGAAGTATCCGGTGATGGCATGATGATTCCTTTCGATGTGAAGTGTCCGAAGTGTTTTACGTCGGATACGATTCAGGTTACTAAGAACGAGTACGAGTCGGGCCAGAAAGTCACCAGTGCGTGTAAAGTGTGCGGTGCGCAGTTTGGTTTCAAGAATCCGGGTGGTAAAGCGCCGGAAATCGCGTCTAATTCCAAGTTTGGTTTGGGTCGCGGAAAGAAAGGTGAATGATTTTGTCGAAGCCACATAAGATTCTCGGCATGTCGGACTTTACCATGATGCCAACCGGGTACGGAAATCAGACGCGGAATATTTTCAAGCGGTTGGCGAAGGAACCGGAGTTCGAGTGTCTCGTGATGGGTTGTGGCTATTTGGGTATGAGTTGTTGGTTAGACCATGAAAAGAATTTGTTGATGCAATCGCCACAAGATAATTGTTACAAGTTGTTGCATGGCGGCTATCAGCCTTACGGGCAGGATAGGTTGGCAGAGTATTTTGAGACGTATAAGCCGGATGTTTTTTGGTGGTTGCTTGATAGTTTCATGGTTCAGTATTTGATTAATTTCAATATCCATCCGATTAAGTCGATAGGATATTTTCCGAGTGATGGTGAACCGTTGGTTCCGGTTGGTATTCCGGTTTTGAAGAAGATGGATTACGTCGTGGCTATGAGTAAGTTTGGTCAAGCGCAAGCGTTGGACGAAGGCGTGGAGAAAGTCCGGTATATTCCGCATGGCGTCCAGTTGGAGCATTATCATCCGTTGGATAAGGACGCATGTCGTGCGCGTTGGAGCCAGCGTCTCGGTGTCGATTTAAGGAACAAGTTTATCGTTGGCAGCGTGAATCGCAACCAAGGCCGGAAAGCGCTGCCGGAGTTGATGCGTTCTTTTGCGGTGTTTGCTAAAGCAAACAAGGATGCGTTGTTGCTGTTCCATTGTAATCCGTATGACCCCGCAAGTTGGGGTAATTTGCCAGAATTGGCGAAGATGTTGAAAATCGATGAACAAGTGGTTTACACTGGTAAAGGTTTGGGTGACGGCGTTGGTGAACCGGAGTTGGCCGAGTTGTATAATTGTTTCGATGTCCACGGCAGCAGTACGACTGGAGAAGGTTTCGGAATAACTACGCTTGAGGCGAGTGCGTGTGGTATTCCGAATGTGATTACGGATTGTACGACTACGAACGAGTTGGTAGTGGAGCCGGATGCGGGTTGGGGTATTTCTGTGCGTGACCAGCAGTTGGGTACGTATAACGTGTGGCGTTTTTTCGTTGACCGGGAGAAAATGGCGGAGACTTTCCAATACGCGAAGGATAATCCTTCGGAAGTTAAGCGTAAGAGTCAGAATGGTTTGAATTTCGTTAGGCAGTTCGGTTGGGATACGGTTTACCCGCTTTGGAAGAAGTTATTTCAAGAGGTTGTTGAAGCTTGAAAACAGAAAGGGGATAAATTAAAATGGAATCTATAACTGCGGGCTTGATTTGTTCGGAGCATGAAGAATTCGTGCATTTGACTTTAAGGTCCCTCGCGGGTGTAGTTGACGAAATTGTTATGGTAGGGAACCCGGATGAGCATACGCGTCGTCTAATTTCTGAAGGAAAAGGTGACACGCCTTTCAAGCTGATTTGGCGGAACTGGGATGACAATTGGGGGCTGGCCCGGAATGAGGTTTTGGCAAATTCGCGTGGAACGTGGCACCTTCAGGTTGATTGTGATGAGGTGTTGGGCGATGAGGGAGTCTTGTTGTCGAAGTATGTGGATGGCGAGTGCACAAATTTTGATTTGGAGTATGTGCATTTCATCCGAGATTTCGGACACGTTGATTCTACGGTCGAACGACATGTCGGAATCAACCGATTCTTTAGAAATAATGGAGTCCGTTATGCGCGTCGGATGCATGAATTCGCTGAATCGGAAAGATTTACTAATAAGGGGCCGTTGATTTCGAAGCCGACGATTTTTCATTTGGGTTACTTGAAGGGCGTTAATTCTGTGCATGAAAAGTTCAAGAAGCACAAAGAATATTCGGAGACGCATACGACAGAGTTTTTGACGCAGTGGCATAGCGCCCATTTGCTTGGTAGCTATCCCGTTAAGCCGTATAGCGGGCCTTATCCGTGGGTGTTGCGGACGGAGTATGGTTGTTTATGAGTCATTTGAATAACGTACGTGGTCTGAATGGATAAGGAACAGTGGGATTCGTATTTGAATGTCATCAACCAGAAGGGCGGCGGTAACGAGGGTTGTTGCCCGAACGTGTTGGGTAAGTTGTTGGAGCATGTTCCTACTGCCGATGGCCAGCACAATTATGCGTTGGATGTCGGGGTCGGTACTGGTGGAGAGGTTGACAAGCTTCAAAAGAAGGGTTATGCGGTTGTTGCTTGTGATTTGATTCCGCAGAATGAGCAAATCATTAAAGCGGATATGCATGAATTGCCGTTTCCTAATGAGTTGTTTGATTTGGTTTTGTTCAACCAGAGTTTTGAACACGCTTTGGCTCCGTATATCGTCTTGTGTGAGGCGAATCGGGTTTTAAAGAATGGCGGTTTTTTGGCGATTAGTTGGCCGATGCCGTGCGAGCGGTGGCTAAAAGATGCGCAGCATTACAGCATTTTGACGCGGCCTCATTTGGAGGCGTTGTTGAATAGGTGTAGTTTCATAGTCGAGTATTACAATGAAGTGAGTGAGGATGGTTCGGAGTCGGTAGAACAGCAAATGCAAATATTGTTGGCAAGAAAGTTGACGGCTCCGATGCGTCAACAGATTCGTTCGGTGGTTCAATGAGGTTCAGACCGTATTTGGCGTTTGGTGGGAAACAGTCGGTCAATGCTTCTGGTGAGACTGGTTTCGAGGAAGTCAAAGTTTTTTTTGGCGGAAAGTTTCGTGATGGATTAGTGCGTCCGAGAATTCTTGATGTCGGCGCGGGTAATTGCAAGAATGGGTTGCAATTGGAAGCAATGGGTTTCCGAGTGGAATTTTTGGATTTGGACCCGCAGAATAGCCGTGTGATAGAGGGCGACATGCATGAGTTGCCGTTCGATTCTGCGGCGTTTGATTTTGTTTTGTGCCATCATGCGTTCGAGCATTCGGTTGCTCCGTTGATTGTTTTATGCGAGATGTACCGCGTGCTTAGACCTGGTGGTAGGGCGGTTATCGTAGTGCCTGATTGGAAGAACGAGTCTTGGTATAATGAAGAGTCGCATGTGGGTTTGATTCACGACCGGTTGTTTCGTTTCTTGGCGGTTCGCGTCGGGTTTACCGTGGAGTCGATAAAGCAGTTGAAGGATGATAGCGTGATGTGGGTGTTGCAGAAACCATGACCGCAGATTACGAGCAGAAGTATTGGGTAGGTCGCGGTTCGATGGAACCAAAGCATGCGTTGCAAGTCGTTAGTTGGGCGGAGTTTTTTCACCCCGAAACGGTTTTAGACTACGGTTGCGGGACTGGTGAGTACGTGCATTGTTGGCGTGACTTAGGAATCGGAGCGGTGGGTTTCGATATTTCTAATCATGCGACGGAACACGCATATGGGTTGGCTGAAGGGTATTGTTCGGTTCATCCTCCGCGTTTAGATGACCGGTTTGAATTAGTTACTTGTTATGACGTGTTGGAGCATTTGACGGAAGAGGAAGTCGATGACGTTTTGAACGATATTTATCTCGTTGCGAGTAGGGATGTGTTGTTTTCGATTTGCATGGCAGGCGACCCGAATTTTGAGCGGGATGCTACGCATGTTTTGTGTCGGAGCAAGCCTTGGTGGATGAATAAGTTGTCAAAGTATTTTAGTGTGTTTGATGCGCCGCCGGGTTTCATGTTTGCGAATCAATTGATTGTCGGGAGAGTGAAGAACAGTGGTACGGGTTAGTGTAGAAATAGCGACGAAGGACCGAGTGGGAGAAATTTACGGTTGTTTAGTGAGTTTGTATGCTCAGTCGTTCACGGATTGGGATTTGGTCATCGTCGATGATTCTACTGACCCGCTTCGTAACGTCAAGTACGTTAAGGATTTGTTGTTCAGAATGAAGTATGAAGGGCATGGAGTCCGGTATATTCATAACGCGGGACCGAAGAAAGGCGTTTGTTGGGCGCGGAACAAGGCGGCTCAATCCGCGTTTGGCGTTCCTAAGTATCATGTGCGAGTCGATGATGATTCGATAATGGCCGTAAACTTTTTGCAAAAGTTGGTTGAAACAGCAGAGCGCTTGGAATCCGAAGGCCATAAAGTCGGTGGAGTCGGAGGCATCGTGCCGCCGATTGGTGAGCCGATTACGGAATTAGACGTTCCTGTGGTTTTTAACGAAGTGGTTTTTACGGATGGTTCGATCCAAGTCGCTGATGACGGCGGTTACGGTTACTTCGATAGCGAGCCGGTTAAGTCGCATCATTTGCGTTCGAGCTTCCTGTTTACGCATGAAGCGTTTTTGGCAACCGGAGGCCATAGCGAGCATTACGGCAGCGTTTATGCTTTTAGGGAAGAAACCGATTTTTGTTTTAAACTCAAAAACGCGGGTTTCGAGTTGTTTACTGTTCCGTCTGCGATTTGCTGGCATGGCGCTTCTCCGTTTGGTGGTAGTCGTAGTCCGCAGCAGGCTCAAGCAGTTCGTGTGAACGACGAGTATTTTCAGCGGAAATGGTTGCATTTGAAACGGCGTGGAAGAATTAAGGCTGGCGTGTTTACGGGTGTTTGACGTGGCTCAAAGTACTAATTTGTGGTGTGAGGGCTGTTCGGCTTTCAAAGACTATGTTATTTTTAATGTTTTTTTGGAAGTTGGTGGCGGTGAAGCTATTCCGATGGGTTTATGTCGTGATTGTTATTTGAAGGGGGACGTTTTCAATAAGGGTGTTTGAAATGTGTTGGCAATACGAAGATAATTATTCTGGATGTTTTGACCATTTTACCGAAGACTTAGGTCTTGAACGGAGTGTGCCTTGGTTGCTTGAAGAATCTTATGGCGTGAAGGTAGTGGATGGCAGTCGTTTGAGGGATTTAATTGAAGCCCTTCTGTCAACTGCACACGAAGAGGGCATTATTCGACCCAAGGAAAAAAAGGAGGAGAAATGATTTCTATGATGAATAAACATAAATTATTGAAGGAATTTTCTGATTTTATTGATGGTACGAATCCTGATTACATCGTAGTAGGCGCAGGGCGTAAGGAAAAAAAGGGATATTCTACTTTTTTTTATGGAGGCGGAAGGACTTTTTCGAGGGCTGATGTTTATATTATTTTAGGCGAACTTACGAGGAGTGCCTTGGATGCAGCAAACCCACGCAGCGATGCACGATGGGCATCTCAACCTAAAAAGAGGAAAGCCAAAAAATGAAACTGAATCTTTGGACAAGTTTAACTGGCACTTCTGGGTATTCTTGTCATGGACGCAACTTAGCTTTGGCTTTACAGCGTGCGGGCGTGGATTTGGCTATTGACATGCAGGACATCAATCCCGATTGGAAGAAGACGATTCCTAAAGAATTGCACGAAGCCGTAAAGCGTGATTATTCTTACGAGAAGACCGTGGCGATTACGTTGCCGCCTTATTTAGCGATTAAGTCGGGGGACCAGTTGCCGGGTTATTACGGGTACTGTGTTTTTGAAGGAACTAAAATGATGCCGTATTGGGTCGAGGCGTTGAATGCTTCGTATTTGACTAAAGTTTTAGTGCCTTCACAATACGTCAAGCAAGTCTGCATCGATTCTGGCGTGACTAAAGAAATCGTGGTAGTTCCTCATGGTTTTGACCCAGCAGTGTTTAAGCCTGACGGGAATAAAATGGGCCAGTTTTCTCCCGATAACTTCAACTTTTTGTTTGCAGGCGGTTGGAAAGACGGAGTACGTGACCGTAAGGGTTTGGACATCGCGCTAAAAGCGTTTAGCGAGGAGTTTAAGCCGACGGAGAAAGTGGCTTTTTACGCGAAGATTAATGCGGCGTATCAGCATCCACAAGTCGTTATTGATGCGGTTGGTGCTTTGGGTTTGCCCAAGGCTAAAGACCGGGGTATTATTGAGTTGTTGTTTAACACGGTTACGGATGAAGTTATGGCGTCTACTTATCGCGGTGCGGATGTTTTAGTGGCTCCGAGTAAGGGTGAGGCGTTTAACATGCCGGTGTTGGAGGCGATGGCGTGTGGTACTCCGTCTATCGTGACGAATTACGGGGGCCAGTTGGATTACGTGAATGAAGGAAACGGTTGGTTGTTGGATATAGATGGGATGGCTCCTGCTACGGGCGAGAAGCATATTTATCAGAAAGCGGAGTGGGCGGTGCCAAGCGTAAAGCATTTGAGAGAGTTGATGCGTTATTGTTTCGACAACCGGGAAGAAGTCAAAAAGAGTGGAAAACAAGGAATCGAAGACGTTAAAAGTTGGTCTTGGGCGGAGTCGGCCCGGAAGTTGTCGGAGGCGGTTGCATGAGGACTCGGATGGCACAGACGTATTTCGTTCCTCCTACTTGTTTGTCTTGTAACGATTGTGGAGTGGGGGGTTTGCATCATCGTGAGGATTTTTGGGCGAATTTGTTTTTGCACGAGTCGGGTACGGTTGCGGTAAACGGTAGGTTAATCGGTAGCGAGTTGCATTGTGTCCATGAGTGTGATTATTGTCATTCGGTTAAGTTGGTTGAGGCTTGGAAGTCGCCTAAGAAGTTGGAGAATTTTTTTCCGTTCAAATTCAGTTGTATTGTGACGGATACGCAGTTGGTTATAGAGGTGGAGTGAATGGGTTTTTATCGTTGCAAGGATTGCCAAGGAACTGGTAAAGTGAGTTGTGAAGTTCATCTCGACCATGTGTGTTTTAAATGTAATGGAAAAGGCTGCGACTACGACGGCTCTATTCAGTGGAAGTATATGTCCGAACCTTGTGTTTTGCGTCCACATCCTTCGCAAGGAAAAATCCACGCGGAGAATATAAACTATGGTTGAAATTCCTTCGCTGGCATTAGTGTCTATCAGTTCGTTATCGGTAGATGAAAAGAATCCTAATCGGATGATGCCTGCGCAAAAGGAGGCGTTGAAGGAAAACCTTAAGCGATATGGTTTCTTAGTGCCTATTATTACGAATAAGGACTACGTGATTGCTGACGGCCAGCACAGATGGGAAGCTGCAAAGGAATTAGGCATGACGGAAGTTCCAGTAATCGCGTTGGATGTTTCGGAAGTAGACCGTCGAATGCTTCGACAAGTAATGAACAAATTAAGAGGCGAGCATGGCGCGAAGGAAGACGCTTGGGAGTATCGTTTCTTGTTGGAACATGATTCGTTGGGTGATTTGGCGAAGTTGTTAGCGGTTCAAGAGTCGGAATTGGCGGGTTTGATGAAGAAAGTCGAATTCATGGCCCACACGGACCCCGATGCGAATCCGTATGATGTGGAAACAGTGTGTGCTGTGGGGGACGTTTGGCAACTCGGCGAACACGTCTTGGTCTGCGGAGATTCATCTAATCCTAAAACCTACGCGGCTTTCAAAAGCCCAGCGGACTTATTTTTGACCGACCCGCCTTACGGCGTTTCGTACTCCGAAAAGAATCGGTACCTGAATGCTGTTGCCTTTGGCCAACGCATTCAGGTACCGATTGAAGGCGATTCCAAGACTCCTGCTCAAATGAGCGAGTTCTGGATGTCGGTCTTCGCGCCAGCGCACGAAGCTTGCAAGCCCGGAGCGGCTTACTACGTTTTCGGGCCGCAAGGCGGCGACCTCCTCCTCCTCATGCAGGCCTTGAACGCCACCCAATGGATTCTCAAGCATCAACTCATTTGGGTGAAAAACAACCATGTCTTGGGCCGTTCTGATTACAATTACAAGCATGAACCGATTTTATACGGTTGGAAAGAAGGCGGCCATTCTTTCTACGGCGGTCACGATGTAAGCGTTTGGGAGTACGACAAACCGCACAACAGTGATTTACATCCTAGGATGAAGCCGGTTGAACTGCTCCAGCATGCCATTGAGAACAGCACCAAGCCGGGCGAAGTCGTTTTAGACCCTTTCGGCGGTTCCGGCTCTACACTCATCGCTTGCGAGCTATCTGGAAGAAAGTGTCAAATGGTTGAAATCGATTGTCACTATTGCGATGTCATCGTAGCCCGATGGGAACAATACTCTGGTAAAAAAGCCGTCAAAATAATGCAGGCGGGAGCAAGGGAGCCATGAGGCATCAAATCGGTGGCCCGACCAAACCAAAGTTTCCGCCAGCCGTTTACGAACGAGTCATCCTCCGCATCATCGAGTACCGATTCCAAGGTTTGTTCCACAATCAAATCCGAGAAGCATTGGAGTCTGAGTTCGGGCCAATTCCCATGCGGACGTATGAACGCATTGCGGCGAAAGCAAAAAGGCGGATGTTGGAATTGATGAAGAATGACCAATCTGAAACCATTGCTAAAATCAAAGGCATGCAGGAGAAGCTTTTTCAAGAAGCAAAAATCATGCATTTGAGTAGGAAGCATCCGGGCGTGTTGGCGGTTGCCAATCAAATCTTGGATTCGCATGTAAAGTTTCTTCAACACATTGGATACTTGCCTACCTCTGATTCTCCGTTGATTAAAATCGAGAACAAGACGTTAAACGTAACGACGGCAGAGAATTGGTTGAATAAAAAGAAGGTATTGTATGTCCGAAACCCTGATTCAAGCAGTCCTGAAGACGCGGGATGATTTTTGTCACGAATGGCTGGATTTGGATTTGTATCCATATCAACGCAAGTTCATCAGCGACCCCGTGATTGAAAGCGTGTTGCTTGGGTCGGGTAGGCGGTTGTACGCCGAGTTTCCAAGGCAATGCGGAAAGACGATTGCTGCTGCTGCTACGGCTTTGTTCTTGGCGTTTAGTTGGAGGAATATTACCGGCGAGCCGTTGCGGATTGGGTGGTTTGCGCCCACTAAAGAGACTACGAACATTTGGTTTAATTCCGTCAAAAACATGTTGACTTTGGCGAAGTTGAAGGGTTGTCAAATCGAGACGGGAATCAGTAATTCCACTACGTTGGAATTAATGGGTAGCACGATTAAGGCGCGTACTGCTGGTGAAGGCACGAATACGAAAGGAGAAACGTTTCATTTGATTGGTACGGATGAGACGGCGGATATCATCGACGAAAAGCTTGAGTATGATATCAAATATATGGGCGCTGCTACGAACGCGACTTATTTGCATGTCGGTACTCCGAGTTACAAGATGGCTAATCGTAGTTTTTATGAAGCCATTTCGAAAGGCGGTCCGAATACGTTTATTTTGCCGTTTCAGGAAGCGTGTGCGGTCAATCCTACTTATGCGAAGTATGTTGAAAATCAGGACCAAGAGACGGATGATTTCAAGATGATGATTGGAATGCAGTGGATTTTGTCAAGTCAATTCTTCGTGACTCCCGAACTCCTGTATAAGTGTCGTGGTGATTATCCGCGTGTTTTCGATTGTCGAAACGAACAAGTTTACGCAGCGGTGGATTGGGGTAAGGCTTACGATTCCACGGTCGTAACGGTTTTCCGGAAGGGTTTTGGTCGAGTGGAAGTGTTGAATTGGTTGGAACTACAAGGAACGAATTATGCGGACCAAGTGGGTATTATCGTCGAGTTTTTGGGGCATTACCAAGATTTGTTGCGAGTGTATTGTGATAGCACGGGTACGCAGGACCAAATCGTGGACCAGTTGCGTCGGGCGATTCGTACTCCGGTCATGGGCGTCGTGTTCACGGTTCAAAGCAAGCATGACATGTCGGTTGCTTTGTCCGAAGCAATAAACAACAAGTGGTTTGCTTATCCTGACGAAGATTGTAGGGAGGCTCGGCGGTTCGAAAAACAACTTCTCAATCTCGTGAAGGAGTACAAAGGGAATTACATGTCGGTTCACGCGCCGGAGCAAGCGGATGCGCATGACGATTATTTTGCGAGCGTGGCGATGGGCGTTTGGGGCGTTTTGAAGCAGAAAGAGATTCCCACGATTGGAGGCTTAGGTTAAAAAGCAGTTTTACAGTGTTTGAGTGCATAGCATGGGTATTTTGGATTCTATTTTTGGCGGTAAACCGGTTAGCGTCCGCAAGTCGTTAACCGAGCAAGGCTACGGTTTGTTTGCCGTACCGGAAGGCAAGAGCGTTACGAACGAGAAGGAAGAGTTCTTGCTTGGAGATAACGTCATCGCTCATCCGTATGATTTTGAGGCTTACGAATCGTGGTATTCGCAAGTGCCTTTGCTTCAAGCGGCTGTAGACAAGCAAGTTGATTTCACGGTTGGGTCGGATTACACGGTTCGTTGCCAAGACCCTTCCTTACAGTTGGTTTACAAGCAGTTCATGCACGTCCATCGTTTTGACGGTTGGCTTCGTGCCATGATTAAGAACATGCGTATTTACGGCAGTTCTTTTGCCGAGGTTAAGTGGTTTAACGGGGAAGTCATTGTTTTGCGTGCGATTGACCCGAAGACGATGTTCATCAAGCAGGAGCGTACCGGCAAGTTGTTGGGTTACGTGCAGTACATCGGGAATCCGAAGAATCCGCGTGAGCGCGTCAAGATTGATTTTGCCCCTGATGAAATCATTCATTTCGCGCATAATCGTCTGGGTTCGAGTCCTTACGGGACTTCTGTTTATCGCAGTTTGTTGGGTGACGGCAAGTTTTCGACTTTAATGCAGAAACTCAAAATGGAAGAAGCGATGAAAGTGCAGGTCGAGCGTAAGGCGAATGCGAAGTTGCATATCAAGGTGGGTAATGATTTGAATCCGGCTTTGCAATCCGATTTGAATAGTTTTAGTTCGGCTGTTGAAGCTATGACGGATAAGACGGATTTCGTGACGAGTCATTGGATTGACATGGCGGTAGTCGATTTTCCGTTGAAGGCCGAGCAAGCCAGCCAGTTGTTGCAGTATTACGATTCGCAGAACATCGCGGCGTTGCAGACGCCGGACGTGTTGCTTGGACGCGGTAATATCGCGGAAGGGTTAGCGGATGTCCAGTTGGACGCGTATCAGTGCATGATTAAATCTATCCAAAACAGCGTTGACCCGATTCTGGAAGACGACGTGTTTAAGAAAATGGCGGCGTTGAACGGCGCTAATCCTGACGAGGTAGAATTCAATTGGGGCCGTTGGCCTACTGGTAGCGATAAAGAACGCGAGCAGAAGGGTTACGCGGATTTGTTGCAGTTGCAGAGTTTGCATCCGTCTACCCGGAAAGAAATCGAGAACAAGCTTCGGGCGAATTTAGGGATTGCGGGTGACGTGCCGGAAGATTACGAGTATCCGCCTATTGCTTATTCTCCTTTTGGTTTTCCGTTGTCACCGGCCACCGGCCAACTGGCCCAAAGTAATTTAACGGCTATTGGTTTCGAGTCGTTTGATGATTACGAGTTTTTCAGTGACACGCCGGTGGAATTACAAGAGCAGTTTAAGATTGTGAATCGCGTAGTGCAGTTTTTGCAAGGATACGATTTTGCGTTGTTGGATGAAAAGAGCAAAGTCGGTCAAGTACGCAGGTTGTTGATTAAAGCGGTTCGTGAAGGTTGGAGTATGAAGAAGACGATTAACGCGATGGCGAAAGTGTTTCCTGACCGGATGCGTGCGGAGTCGATTGTCAAAACCGAGTTGGCTCGTGCGGAGAACGAGGGGGCTTTGTTGGCTTATACACAGAGTGATGTAGTGGAAGAAGTGGAGTGGGTTACGGCTGGCGACGAGCGCGTAGACAAACATATTTGTTTGGATATGGACGGTAAGCGTTTCAGTTTGGAAGACGCTAAAGGATTACTGCCTGCGCATCCTTTTTGCCGTTGCCGATTTAAACCAATAGTCAGGTGATTTTTAATGGAGCGTCCTTTGTGTAGTTTTTGCAATTCTGAACCCGGCGTCATGGCTACGGTAATTCGTGGACAAGCTGGTTTTCACCCTATTTGTCTAAAGTGTTTGGATAAAGCGCATGAAGCACAAGAAATTCAGCCTAACGTCATCCAACTTCATGGCGGAACCATCGAACCGAAGGCGTAGCTTTTTATACAGTTTTACGGTGACTGCCGCGAGAATCGATGATTGGAATTTGTCCCCGTTGTAAAGAACGTTTCGTAGCTAACGATTACGATACGGATTATGCGCATGCGTGTAACAGCAACAGCGCGGCTTTGAACGAGTACGACAAGCCCAACGTTACGGCAGGTAACTACAATCATTTGGGTTTGTACGGCAAACAATCAGGCCGGTTGGCCAATTCTAACGAAGCAACGCGTTCTTATGACCGGACTCCTCGCGGAGCGGTTAAAGCGACCCATGTGCAGCGTCAATGGGTTGAGTACATCAAGCTTTCAGGAGGCGGTGGCGGATGAAGTCCCGCACTATAGAAAACGTCACGGTTTGGATTCCGGGTACGTTTGTTTCCGAACGGCTTGCAGTGGCAGACGGCACTTCTGGATTTCGTGTTCATGGAACTGCCATCAACGTCACGACCACGAGAAACCGCGTAAAGTATTTGGCGGAAGAGTTGATGCAAGCGGCTCCGAGTTTGAAGGGCAAACCGATTTTGAAAGACCACGAAGCCAAAGTCGAGAGCATCGTTGGCCGCGTTTTAGAAGCATCGTTCAACGGTGGAGCCGTTGAATACGACGGCATTATTCTTGATGAGCAAATGAGCCGCATGATTCAGAACGGCCTCATCAACAACGTGTCCATTAAGGCGAATTACAAAACAGTCGCTCAGGAAGGCGAAGGCGAAGACATGATTATGGTTCCTCGCGGCCTCGAATTTTTAGAGTTGAGTTTAGTCGCTATTCCCGGAGACCCTGATGCGTTCGTGGCTTCGGCGTTAGCAGAAGCGTTTGTAAAAGGTGAGAAGATGATTTATGTGAAAGAACAAGAACCCCCGGCTCCCGCGCCTGCACCACAAATGCCTGCTCCGGCTCCGGGCCAAGACCACGCGGCGCAAGTAATCAGTTTGTTGACCCAGATTTTGGACGCCCTCAAAGGGGGTGCCGAGCCAGAGGAAGAGGAAAAGGAGGAACCCGAAATGCCTAAAGATGAACCGAAACCGGATGCTCCGGAAAGCGCGAACAATGTCAAGTTGCTGGAAGAGAACACGGCTTTGAAGAAACAGATGGCGGAATTGATGCAGAAGAGCCAGACTACGGTCGAGGCTTCTGTCGAAGATGACAATTTTATCGTTGAGCGTTTGGGCGGCGTGGTAAGCATTTACGCGGCTCCAAAGAAAAAATAGAAGGGTGATTTGGTATGCCTTATTACAAAGCAGTTATGTTGGATGACAAAGCCGTGCGCTTTACGGCTAAAGCAGCCGGAGTAATCAGCGGTGGCGACTTGGTGATGTACCAAGGGACGTCGAATCCGATTGGTTCGGATGCTTCGGGTTACGCGTGGAGCGACATCGAAGTTTTGAAAGCCAGTGGCACGGCTGCTACGGCTCAAGAAACCGTTATGGGTATTGCGTTGGCTAACGCGGCGTCTGGTGCGGAAGTTGCTTTTGCTTCGCAAGGCTTGTTCGTTTTGCCTACGGGTTCCAACGGCGTGTCTGGTGGTCAACCGGTCGTGTTCGTCGGTTACGCGAATTGTGTCGAACGGTGTCCGACTGGTAGTTTGTTAGCGACGGCTTATCCGATTGGCCGGTCGTTCAGCACGTCTACGGCTGAAGGAAATTTCGTAATAGTTCGGTTGGACGTTTAGAGGTGAATGGGAATGAAAACGCTTCAAGAATTGATGACGACGGCAGCCGGTACGCAAGGCTCGCTGTTGATTGAAAAGAAAATCTATAACACGCTGATTAAAGCGGTCGATAAGCATTTGATTCCTCGTGATTTGGCGGCTTATGTCATTGGGCCTGCCGAGATTCCGGGTTCGAGTGTAGATGTCGATTTGGAAACGGCGGATAGTTTCATTACGACTCGTGTGGCTGAAGGCGCTGCTATTCCTACGTTGGAAGACGCGTTTACCAGCATTAACTTCAGGCCGATTAAGTACGGCGTGCGGCCTACGATTTCGCGTGAAATGTTGGAAGACTCCAAGTTCAACATGATTGACGTCCACTTGTATCGTGCGGGCAAAGAAATTGCCGAGAACGAGACGAGCTTGGTCGTTACTGCGTTGGATGGCGCGGCTAATACGGTGACGGGTGGAGCTACGGTTACGTTGGCTAACATCGCCAGCGCGATTACGAATTTGGAAAACAACGATTTTACGGCTACGGACATCGTGGTTGGTACGGAAGTGTTGGCGGATTTGCGTAACA